AATTATATTGTTAGAATTTTTGCTTATTGATACAGTATTCGTTAAAGTCCTTGCAAAGCAAAATAAATCACTTGCCCCGCTAACAAGTGAACTTGTTTCTAAATAAATCGTCCCCTCCGTCTGCCCGATACATCCGCTGACTGCGCCTGATAGGGTTATTACGTCTGCGTTGCGTGTTGCGCTTGCGGTCGTTGTGGGGATGTAGGAGGTGGCAACGGAGCCTGTTTCGAGTTGTGCGCCAAAGATGTAGCAACTATCACCGCTCGCAGTAACTGGAAGGTTTGCAGTAACGGTTGAAGTTGGTCTAATTGTTAAATTAGCGGAAGATGGGGTATAAGATAACCGAACGGTAAAAGAGCATCTATACCAACCATTGCCGTAATTTTCAATCCCAGAGCCAATAATTGTGAAGCCTGCACCCAATGTGCCACTTGTTCCAACTGCTCCTGTATCAAGTCTAAATGACTGACAAGCACCTGAAGCATAGTTAGTGCCTGTACCTTCTTGAAAGACAAGCGTTACACCGCTTGATTGAGTTCCCAACTTTGCGAACAAAGAGAAGGTTGAAGTCACTCCGCTCGTAAGGCCTGCAGCAAATGTTTGACGAAGCCTGCCAGTATTTGCAGTTGCCTCAATTAAAGCGCCTAAATTACTATTAGTTGGCGATGTGAATCCGCTTGTTATGTTTAGGTTCGTCTGTCCCCAAGTAGTTGTGAAATTCTCGCTCTGCAAACACAAGTTGGACCCACTCGGCTCCACCAACAACGCAGGGCAGCCAGCCGTTCCACCGCTGGTGTAGTAGTCCAACCTCGGAATCCCCGAAGCCACGACCTCAATAAATCCGCTTGCGTTGACCCTTGTCGCAGTCGTTGCACGGGTAACATTGAAGTCGCCTGACGCACCCAAGACCACACCGCCCGAAGTCGTTGCGACAGGAGTGTATAGTTTGCCCGTCTTAAAGCGAGCAGGTACTAAAATCAGCGAAGGTGTCGGCATTGTTAGAAGTTGAAGATTGCAGCGAATCGGGCGTACAAGCAGGCATTCACGGCAGCCTCGGCAGCGGTAGCCCCATCAGCCGTAGCCCTGTTGTTGAAGGCAGCCCAAGCAGTCAAGGCAGGGATGCTGACACCGCCAAGCAGTTGATTGGTTGGGTAGCCGTAGCCGTAGCCGATTAGCATCTTAGAGGAATGTATAGCCGATAACGGAACCCGAAGAAACGTCAACGGCAATAATCTTACCGCCATTCCTTCCGCTGATAACGATTCCAGCGGAAACGGTTTTGCCACTAAAATTGTAAGCGGTTAGAAGGTTCTCGCTTCCAGTTCCTGTAAGGGTTGTGAAAGTCGCAGCGGTGTTGACTATCAAGAAGTCGTAGTTCTTCCCGGTGACGGTTCCATCAATGAACTCCATCGTACCGCCTTGGCCGAGCATTTGTTGCAATATAGGTGTAGGCATTTTTTAGCGTTTAATTGTAAATGTAGATTAGACTGGAATTTCACAAACGGAGTGAGAGTAAGGAATCTCAAAAGTCATCGTTGCCTGCCACCCTGCGGTGCGGTCATCCCGGCTCTCTACGAACCTCGTAAGGCTCACGGAGGCACTAAGGGTCCAGTCCTCGTTCGGGTCGTTTGTAAGGGCTGATATGAAGTCTTGTGCTACCTGCAGTTGGTCGCTTAGGACCTCGTCCTCGTTGTCCTGCCAACCCAGCGTAGGGCTGCCCGAAACCACTCCGCCCATCGGTTTGATGGATTCAACACGGTCAGAAAAGTAAACCCCAACCACCAAGTCCAAAGTCCCAGCGTCAGTAGTTGCTGACTGAACGTCCGCAAACACCAACGGGTAAACAATCCTCTCACGGCTTGGGGTTCGCAGGTTGATGGTGTTGTCCGTTCCTACCGCAAGAGGGTCGCCCGTCCCGAAGGAGTTGACTTGAGGATGAGCATTTGCAAGGTCCAGCAGGGCTTGCTTGATTTTGATCCAAGACATAGGCTTGTAGTTTCAGTATGTTTTTTTTATGTGCGCCCATCGTCAGCAGTCATTACACGCCCCGAATTGACCGTAGGGGTAGGGGTAGTCAAGGTTGCTGATTCCCATCCTCCTGTTGCGGTCCAAGACCATCCCGGTGCGGTAGTTGGTGGCGTTCGGGTAGATGGTATCCAACGCAGACGGAGGCGAGTTCCACAAGGGGTATGAATTGCGGTTCTCCATGAGGTAGCGGGTAATCCGCTCGGAATACCACTCGGCATCGTTCTTGACCTTATCCGTGAGCCGGGTGATTTCTTCCATGCTCATTTGGCTTGATTCCTCGCTCGTTCTACGGACCATCCCCTTGTTCATGTACTTGAACGCTAAGACCATGGGTAGTTCGTAGTAAAGCCATTGAATCATTGCAGGTTGGATGTAATCCTCCAAGAGCGTTTGGTTGAGTGCAGAGGTTGAACCGCTGACGACCTGCGTAACCAATTCCCCGTAGAGTGCAGAGCCAACGATTGGCTGAATCCGCATCTCCTGCACCTTGACAACCGTAGGACGGATTTGCGTGTAACTGACGTTCTCGTTGATTATCGAGTTGTCGAGCAGCGTTTCTTCGCTTATGAATAGTGCCTTCATGCCTTGCTGATTTTATTGCCTTTGCGGATTACAAGTTGCTGTTCCCATACATGGCGACATTGGGGCCTGTTCACTCCGCTGGGCGTGTGATACCAACCGCCTCTGCGATTCCATACGGAGTATCCCATGATTGCAGAAATCCCGTCGATGTCCTCACGGGTGTAAACTTTGCCCTGACCAGCCAAGTCCAACATGACTTTGCAGAACTCACGGCTGGAGCCTTTGTCCTTGTTGCTGAAACCTGTGGCCCATGCGTACTTGTAGCGGACCTCCAGTACAGGCTCTGCAACTTCCTTGACATTCTTGGGAAGGTTCTGCTCGGCAATCTTGTCCACGGCCCGGCTGATTGGGTAGCGGTCCTTTGTGATTAGGTAAGCGACTCGCTTGGCGACCTTGGCCTTGCTGACCCCGAACTCCTTGGCCATTTCTTCAACCGATGCGTCCCGGTTCTTTTTGCGGTAAGCCTCAATCTTCTTGTCCAGTTCCTTCTCTTCTTCGCCTAATTCGGCAAAAGCCAAGCGGATATTCTCGTCGATGTTGGAGTCAAACCGCATCGGCTTCGAGTGCATGACAACGTAGTCGTCTGCGTGGCTTCCAAACTTGCTTGCAACGACTTCCAAGACCTTAAACTCTTCATCGCCCCAGCCATAGTCCTCATCCTCATCGGGTTCGCTGAACTCTTGGGACTGAACGCCAAGCATCGTGTCAATCTCTTGGGCTGATAGTCCGAAGCCTGCTGATAGCATCGTCCGAGCCATTTCCAGCGTGATTTTCTCCTGCATGTACTGACGCACGATTCGCATCAGGTTTTGGTACTCCCTGCCCGATAGTTTCTTGATGTTGTCGTTTGATGCTAAGCCTTGCGGTGCAGTAGGTTCAGGGCTGACCTCTACGGCTGCAGTTGCTCCTGCAAGACCCGAACCCTCTGCCTTTGCAGGCAAGGACACCAAGGCCCTAATTTCGTTGGCTGACATAGATTCCAAGACCTTGTTGGCAACCAAAGGAGAGAGTGAATTGATAGCCGTGATAACGTCTTGGACGCTTGATTCGGTCTTGATTTCAATCGGTGGCAAGCCTGCCTTCTCACGCAGTTCTGCGGGGGTCATGGCTTGAAGGAGAGCCTGTTCGCTCAACTGCTCCGTGATGGGGTTGGTAGGAATCAACTCCATGCCTTCCACACCGTTGAAAGACCCCAAGTAGTTTATCATCCTTTCGACCTTCTGCACCCGGTCGTTCACATATGTTGCCTTAAACAACTCGTAAGCCTCGACCAATTCAGTCCTTCCTCCGAGTTGGCCCTCGGTTTTGACACCGAATAACGCTGGATTTGTTACACGATGTGCAATAAATATCTCTTGTTGGATAGCCTTGTTCAGTATCTCGAACTGCTTGTCCATGTCGCTCGGTGTGAGCGGTTCCAGCGTCGGAGCCTTGGCTGCGTCGTCGTTGAAGGTTACAACAAAGCGACCAGCGTTGTCGGTGCCACTAAACTTTCGTTTGATTTGCCTCTCGATGTCGCCCTGCTCTTCAGGGGTTGGGATTCCGTTGTTGAAGTTTATCAAATAACCGCCCCAAAAGTTGTTGCGAAGGTTGTTGTTGTGGAAGTTGGCGACCTGTACGTCTGCCTCAATCCAAGCGTTGCCACCGATGTATTCGGGGAGAGGATAGTGCTTCACGCCAGCAGCATAGACCCGATAGTAGAACAACTGCTTTCCGAGGCGATTCTCTGGGTCGAATGCCGGTATCTTCTCAATGTCCCCAACCTTGGGGAAGAGTTGCATCATGTCGTCGTTGTACCAATCGGCCACCTGAAACATCTTCTCCTCCTTGTCAACCCTAATTTTCTCGAATGGGACGTGTTCCATCTTGGCGATGGTTCCCAACTTGGACCAAGTAACCGCAACCGCAAATCCGTTGAATAACTCCAAGTCCAAGACCAGTTTCTCCGTGATGTCGTTTAGGTCCTCCGTGCTTGACATTCCGTCAAAAAACTTGATGAACCGGGCCTGCTGCTCAACGGTCAGGTTGTCCCCTGCCTGCCAGCCTCCGCCCATGATGTAGTTCACCTTGCCGTTGACGATAGCGTTGTGCTTGGAGGACCTGCGATAGTTGTCCAGCAGATAGTAAGGGTACTCGTTCGCAAAGCCGTAAGTGATGTACTTGCCGGAGCGATTTTCCAGCATTACAGGGACCTTATGTTCTATCCCCAACCATTGGGTGAAGTGCTGCGTTGACTTGCTCATAGGGTGTGGGCGGTAAATGAAAGGGCTGAAATCGTGATACTTGCACCGCT